AATTTATAATCTAAGATTGTATTCTTATATATATAAGTTACTTCTACTCAGGTAACTCAAAACAAGCGAGTAAGTGGAGAGCCACCACGATAAAAAACGTAGGGCAGGAATACTAACTGAGTTCTTATGGATATGAGTAGTTGTTTGGCAAATTCGTTGGTAGTCTTAGACGAAGTATCGGTTGTACCTGATACTGCGAATGTTAGATGTAAAGAGTATTTAAGATAATTTAGCGAGAAATTTACATTGTTAAAGCATATATTGGTTCGAAGCAATATGAACTATTTTAAATAAGTAATATTCCCACTCTTTAGTAGGATACGAGGAAGATGTTGGGTAAGGAAACTTAAATTATTATTTAAAGTAAGCAAACATATACGCTCATATCCGTAATGACTTAGTTGATTTGAAAGATTAATATAAGTAATGTATTTAAAAAGGAATTGATACGAATGAGAATAAGAAAAACTAATTACAAAATGCAAAACAAGTATTTTGTAAAAGATTACGATACACAAACAAGTGTATATGATAGGTCTGTTGGACAAAGCAATAAAACTTTTAATGGTGTTGTTGTTGGAGATAAAGTTCATACAGTAAAATATCATCACGACTACGGCACAACTACAAGTTGTGGTAGAGACGCAGGTAATTCAACTAGACAGAAATTTGTTAATTGTCAAAGTTGTGTAAATACTTTTAGGTTTAGTAATCAAGATGTAACTAAATTTGTAAAAGATTACTTTGTTGATAGAAACTTCAAAGTAACTGTTAGAAGTTGATATGGAACAAGACATATTGGGAATTGCTGAAATTGGTGAATGGCTTGGATTAAAACGCCAAGAAATTGCGCAATGGAAATATCTTGGTAAATTACCAAAACCTGATTATGAATTAAAAGCAACACCAATTTGGAAAAAAGAAACATTAATAAAATGGAAATCACAAAATACTTGGGTAAGTGATAGAATAAACTTATGAAAGACTTAATAACAACAATCGCAGAAGTACTAGGCGTAGCCCTTATACTAATTGGTGTATATATGCTATTTAAGACAGCAGTGACATTAATCGTTACTGGTGTATTCTTAATGGCGGGAAGTTACATTTACATTAATAGATGAGTATTTTTAAAAAAGAACAACGAAGCGCAAGTAATGGTAATCTTAGTGATTTATTAGCATTAAGAGATGGTGGACTACACAACTACACAGGAGAAGAAGTAAACGAAACATCAGCTCTTGGTATATCTACAGTATTTAGCGCAGTTTCTTTATTAGCAGACAGTATCGCATTACTACCAATAAAGACAATGCGTAATGATGGTCAAAAGACAATACATACAAACAAACCAAAGTTCTTAGAAGTACCTAATCAAAATGAAACAATGTTTCAAGTTGTACACGAAATTATTACATCACTAGCTATGCACGGTAACAGCTTCATACTTGTTGATAAAGATAGACAAGGTAGAGCAATACAGTTAACACCGATACACCCTGAAAAAGTAAAAGTAGAAATGCAAAATGGTAAAAAAGTATTTTTAATTCAAAACAAACAAAAGAAGACAGAAAAAAGAATTACACAATACAATATGCTACATTTCACTTGGTTTACATATCCAGGGCAACTTGTAGGTGTTAGCCCACTCCGCACGAATAGCAACACTTACGGGTTAGCCCTAGCAATGGAAAGACACATTGCACAGTTTTATGGACAAGGTGCAACACCATCATCAGTTTTAGAAACAGATAGAGATTTAAGCGAAGAACAAGCCAAGATTTTACGAGAGAGTTGGCAAGGTATGCACACAAGAAATAGAAAGCCTGCTGTTCTTAGTGGTGGCTTAAAGTTTAAACCAATATCTGCTGCTGCGGGAGAAGAACTAATTAAAGCTAGAGAACAAGTAGTAAATGAAATAGCTAGAGTGTTTAGAATACCTGCACACTTACTTCTTACTAAAGACAACACAAACGTGTACTCAAACATCGAAAGCAATGGATTAGCTTTTGTTAGATACACACTACTGCCTTGGATAAGAAGAATAGAAGATGGACTTTCTACATTACTACCAGGAAAGCAGTACGTTAAGTTTGATACAGATGAGTATGCAAGAGGAGACCAACTAAGCAGAGTAAGAAGTTTTCAAGCTGCTATATCATCAGGCATTATGACACCTAATGAAGCGAGGTCAAAGATGGATTTAGAGCCTTATGAGGGTGGGGATAAATTCTACCAAGGTATTATTGGCGGAAGTCCTATTGA